GGTAGCGCGCATGGTTTGGGACCATGATGTCGCAGGTTCGAGTCCTGTCACCTCGACCATATAAGAACGCTAATATTGATACGGTAAGTGTCAACATTAGTGTTCTTATTTTATACCGGAAAAGCCTGTGTTTACGGGCTTTTTTGCGTTTTGTGGGGTTCTAAACGCAGATAGTCTACCTTTGAAAAGCTGCGTTTTCGACCGAATCAAAGCCATCACCCGCACCGATGCTTTCGATTGCTCGAAATAGTTTCACTTTTTTCATGGGGTTTCATTTTTCGCTCAAAAATAGTTTCATACCCGCGCTTACGCTTAGTTATCCCGATAAAAAGAGGCTGAGCCTTACAACCCAACCTCAATCTCTGTTCCGTTTTTGAACTCGAATACCATCCTGCCGTCGTGGAAAACCGTAGCCTTATTGAGCAGTGCAATCCACAGCCTTTCGTCCCATTCATCGAGGACGAGTGGCTGTTTCTTTAGTGCCTCGATGAACAACCGGAGCTCTCGGTCTTGGTCATACTTTCGATTTTTCTCGGCGGTCACCTCAGCAAAACGTGCTGTCGCTTTCTCGTAGCGGCTAAGGAGTTCGTTGTACTTCTTAGCGTATTCTTTCTGCGATTGTACCGTAGAGGCGTTTTCCCTGACACAGGCTTTGACCATCTCCGCCACAACCGTAATTTCCTCGTTTAGGCTTTCCAGTTCTACGTCCAGCGCTGTAGTGTCGGAAAGCACCCGCCGCATGGAAGCACAGTCCGAAATAACGTTTTCTCGGTCTCCCATCAGGCGATTGTAGGCAATCAGGAACTTCCGCTGGATGGTTTCCGTGTCCAGATGCGGCGTTGCGCATTTCATCTCGCCCTTGAACTTGCTATTGCACCGCCATACCATCTTGCGGTATGGGTCGTTGGAGTGCCACACTTTTTGACCGAAGAATCCTCCGCAATCACCGCATACCAGCTTCGATGAGAACACGCTGTTGCCGCTGTACGCTCTACCGAGTGACCTGCGCCGCGCAATCTCTGTCTGCACCATGTCCCATTCAAATGGCTCAATAATAGCGTCATGGCTGTGTTCCACATAATACTGTGGAACCTCGCCCTCGTTGACCTTCATCTTTTTGGTGAGGAAGTCAGTCGTGAATTTCTTCTGCAGGAGTGCATCGCCTTTGTACTTTTCGTTTGAGAGAATGCTATTTACTGTGGTTTGGCTCCATTTCTGCTTGCCGGACGGTGTCGGAATGCCCTGCTGCTCTAAGTATCGGCAGATGCCAGCGGGCGTTTTGCCCTCAAGAAATAGCCTATAGATGAGCCGAACAATTGCGGCTTCTTCTTCGTTTATCACAGGTATACCGTTCTCTCCTTTTTCGTAGCCGAGAAACTGTTTATACGGCATACTGACCTTGCCGTCTGCAAAGCGCTTTCGCTGCCCCCAAGTTACATTTTCCGAAATGCTCCGACTTTCCTCCTGAGCTAACGAACTCATTATCGTGATGAGTAGCTCGCCCTTGCTGTCGAAGGTGAAAATGTTCTCCTTTTCAAAATAGATTTCCGTGCCATGCTCCTTCAGCTTCCGGACGGTAGTGAGGCTGTCCACGGTATTGCGGGCGAATCGGCTGACCGATTTCGTGACGATAAGATCAATCTTACCGGCGAGAGCGTCCTTGACCATCTGCTTGAAGCCATCGCGGTGCTTGGTGTTTGTCGCCGAGATACCTTCATCCGTATAGACCCCGACGAACTCCCAATCCTCACGGGATTGAATGTAATGCGTGTAGTAATCCACCTGTGCCTCGTAGCTGGTTTGCTGTTCCTCGCTGTCTGTGGACACGCGGGCATAGCCAGCCACCTTGCGCCTCGCCACCAAAGTCGCCGGCAGAGCCGTGAAGCGATTTTTGGTGGCAGGTATTGTTGTTACTGATTTTGGCATGGTTTTTTACTCCTTTTCCTCATTTTCTCTGCTGCTGCCTGCCGCATTTCTGCTGTCCAACTCTCGGAACGTGAGCGGTCTTGCCATGTAGCTTTTTCCGTATGCCCATCCGTAAATATAAACTCCAGATTGTTGTTCGGCAGTGCGGTTATAAAGGCAATGCGCTCAGCAAATATGTTCTCGTTAAAGGAGTTGCAGCCGAGCACATCGGCGGTAACGGCTTTGAGCGTGTTCTCTGGTATCTGCTTAGAAGCACAGTGTTTTTTGCCTTTAGTGTTATAAGTGGAACAGACCCAAGTAATACAGGTGGGCGTGGTCTTGCGGCGGTAGTTTTTTCCGCAGAGACCGCAACGTATCTTGCCAGTGAAGGCTGTGGTCGTGCCGGGTTTAATCTTAACGCTGTCCGCCCGTCTGATAAGCTCCTGCTGTACTGCATTAAAGGTCACACGGTCGATGATAGGCTCGTGGGCATCCTGAACGTGGTACATGGGAAGCTCTCCGCGGTTAATCCGTGTTTGCTTTGTCAGATGGTCGGTGCGAAAGGTCTTCTGTAAAAGCAGGTCTCCAGCGTATTTTTCATTTCGCAGCATCTTGCTGATGGTATCTTGGTGCCATCTTCTTTCAAAACGCGTGGGAACGCCCAACTCATTGAGCCTGTTGGCGATTGCCTGTCTGCCGAGCCCTTGGAGATACCATTTGAATACCAACCGTACCGTTTCGGCTTCTTCGGGCACTATCTCAAAAACGCCGTCCTTTGCCCGGTATCCGAGTATCGTGCAATCCCACGGCTTTCCAGCTTCGAAGTTACGCTTGATACGCCATTTTTGATTTTCGCTTGCTGATAGACTTTCTTCTTGCGCATAGGATGCCAGAATGGTCATCATCAGTTCCCCCTCGGCACCCATCGTGTGTATGCTCTGTTCTTCGAAAAAAACGTCCACTTCCAGCATTTTCAGCTCTCGCACGGTTTCCAGTAGAGTAATCGTGTTTCGAGCAAAGCGGGAAATGGACTTGGTAAGTATCAGATCAATGCACCCTGCGCGGCAGTCGGTAAGCAGCCTTTGAAACTCGTCACGGCATTCCTTGGTGCCGGTAATCGCCTCGTCAGCATATACACCGGCATATTCCCAATCGCCGTGCTCCTGTATCAGCGAACTGTAATACGTGACCTGCGATGAGAGCGAGTGCAGCATTGCGTCTTTGCCACTGGATACGCGGGCATAGGCAGCGACGCGCTTTTTTCGCTTCAGCTTCGGTGGATAGTATACCTTTTTTATTGTTTTAGGCATATTTTCACCCCCTCGTAGTGTGACATATTACCTCTGATACTACTATATAGCAAGTCGTTATCCCGGAATAAACTACACGAAGATAAGCCATATTTCTCAGCCATCATTGTATCAATTATGACGTACTCAGCCTCGGTGATAATACCCTCCGACAGCATCCGACGCGCCTGTGCCATAGCGGATTTGTAGCCAAGAATACGATCATTCACGGCTGACACCTCCGAACCGTGCGGCGATATAGCACTGGTGGGAGCAATATTTTCGCGCCTTGCTCCCTATGCTCACAAAGGACTGACCGCAGTTCGCACATGTCAGGTGGTATTTTGTTCGGGACTTACTGCCACGGTTGGCATACCACCACGCCGCGCGGCACTTGTCAGAACAGAATTGCCGTGCTCTGTGCTTGTCCTTTACCTTGATGGGCCTGCCGCACTGCCTACAGACCGGCGCGGTGGATACGGTTTCTTCACTGAGACGGGTCCGGCGGCAGTAAGTCTTTATCGTGTTTTCCGAAATTGACAGCATCTCCGCAATGCTCGCGTAGGTACAGCCGCGCTGCCGCATTTCATGAATCTGGTTTTTCTGGTCGGTCGTCATAACCTTGTCCTCCGTTCTGAGGAGCCTTCCTCAAAACTCGCTGGACATGAAAAGGCCGCTTTGACGAAAAAAAGAAGCCCGCTGAAGAAAAATTCCTCGGCGGGCTGTAACTGTAGATCAACGTCTTAACCTTTGGTTTATGAATTTGTGGCGGGAAACGGACTATTCTTTATTCGCTGTACTTAACAAAGGCGTCAGAGAAACCAGCCGCCTTGATCTTTTTGAGCATAGCATCGGCATTTGACTTGACGGAAAACGCGCCAAGCTGGATACGGTAGTATTTCTTCGGCGTGTCAGATTCAGCGGTCGTTTCCGCTGCCGTCAACCCAGCTTTAACCTCCGCACGGAAGGTGTCCATAGATTTCCCGTGCTTGGGGAACCAGTGCATCACATCGCCGTGGTTGCTGGCGATGCCCAGTTCATGCCCCTCGCTGTGGCAGATAAGATACGGCCGCTCCGGGCGGATGCCGTACTGTTTGCAGAGATATACGCAGAGCTCCACGGCTTCCTTGTAAACCGCGTTGAAATACGCGGAATCCGTGAGATTGTCCTCGCAGATCTCGAAACTGATGTGCGTATCGTTGCCGGAGCCTTGGGAGCCGCTCCCGCAGTGCCAGCCGCGTATATTCCACGGCAGGGTCTGGTAGGTTGCAATCGTCCCGTCCGCCAGCTTGCCGATAAAAGCGTGGACACAGACCTGCCGCCCGCCAGGCTTATCGGTGTTCCAGTGGTTATTGTATTGGTTTTTTCCCAGCAGACCGTCGTCCGGACCCACATAGCGCTTGAGATTGGGGTTGTTCGCACCGGTGGAATGTACCATGATGCCCCGTGGCGTGATGGTTCTGCCCTCTTTGTAGCAGGCGTTGTTCGTCAAAAGCAGTTTGTGCAGGTTCATGTCATTTGTCCTCCTCATCTTTGCGGTCATGAAGCTGTTCCAGAACCGCCTTCAGTTTTTCGGGGATGGGAAGCCCCAGATGCCCCGCGTTTTCCAGAATGGACACACCCTCGTTGGAAAGGTAGAAAAAGATAACCGCCGTGCGCACCGCGCCGCCGTCGCCCAGTACCTGGCTGTCAATGATGTTTCCAACGCCCACCAGCGCGAAAATGAGCACTTTCTTGGATATGCCCTTGAAGCCGATTTCGCTGGAGAGTTGTTTGTCGGCAATCGCGCACAGTACGCCTGTCAGATAGTCGAGAACCACAAACGCCAGCAGTGCGTACAGAAAGCCGTCCCATCCGCCGAGAAACCATCCGAGAAAACCGCCCACAGCCGCCAGCGCGGCCTGAATCCAGATCCAGATTTCCTTCATCGTAAAACCTCCGTTTCATTGTTTGGTATGTATGAAAAAAGCGCTCCCGCCAAAGCAGGAACGCTTAAGTTTGCAGCCGTTACAGCGACAGAAGCAGTTCGGAAAGCTGAGTCATCACCGCCGCCCGCGGTCTGCCCGTGCCGAGTTCTTCCCAGTCCGGCTCTGGAACGGCGAAACCCGAGTCGGTGCTGTATTGGTTGATGACCGCAATCACCGGCTCCACGGCGGTACGGATTTCCAGAATGTGAAGCGGCCAGTTTTTCACTTCCGTTTTTCCCGCCGTGATTTCCTCGCTCCACGAAACCGGCGCAAGGCCATAATACTCGCGGACAGTGTTGACGGCGGTGCGAAGTGCCGTGATATGGATTGCTTTGACCTTGGTTTCATTGGCCGCAATCTCCTCAAACGGAGACGCCAGCACGGTCAACGAGCGGGAAACTTCCGCGCTGGGCGCTTCAAAGTCAGGATTGACGCATCGCACCGTGAGCGTCTTTACTCCCGCCGTCTGTGATTCAGCCTTGAACATCACCGCCGCACTGCCGCCGACTGCGCCGCTGGGAGAAAACAGGGACGGATTGTTTACGCCATCCTGCCAGCTTCCCGCGCCGATTTTCACCTGCACCACCTGCTCATTCGGCTGCGTGCCGGTGGTCATCAGCACGCGGGGATTCGGGTTGTAGGTGGAAGCACCTGTTTTCGGCGCTGCGATTGCCGGCTCGTCGCAGGCAGCCGCCACGCAGAGAATGGTGTTGGACACCTGCTCGGCGGAATAGACATCCAGCGTGTCAATGGTCCACAGGCCGTATTTCGTGTAGGTGCCGGGCGTGGTGGAAGCCGCCGCCGTGCGCGTTCCGGAGGACGCCGATAAATTAAAGGTTTCCAGCACGTTCCACGATGTCCATGTCGAACCGTCCGTCGAGGTTTTGCTTGCCAGCATGTAGCCTTTTATGAGACTGGTGCCGCCGGACGCGCCGCTCCATGTCAGCGTAATCGGCCCCTCGCTGTAAACCGAAGGGGACGCCGTCAAAACGGACGCCTTTTCGGGCGGCGTGTTTTTCCGCACGGAATTGGAGGAGACTGTCCAGCCCGAATAGTAGCTGGAGCCGGCGGAACCCTGTGTGCGGATACGAAACCGGCGGTAACTGCCCCTCGCAGCGGGCGGAGCAACGGATAAACTTCCCGATGCAGAGGAAGAAGAAACGGTAGTCAGCGCCGTCCAGCTTCCCCAGTCGGCATTGTTGGCAGAATCGCTGTACTGAATTTCAAAGCCGGTAATGGCGTTGTTCGTCCCGGCGGATGCGCCGCTCCACGAGAGCGCGGCATTTCCTTCCGCCACCGTCGGGGAAACGGAGCAGGCGGACGGTGCGCCGCAGGCTGTGGTCAGAAGCGCGGAGCTGGTCACGGTATAGGAGGAGTTGTCAATTACCCCGGAACTCAGCGACATACGCCCATCCGACACCACCCGGAAGCGCACGCCCTGTGCGGCATTGCCGGTTGTGGAGGAACAGGTCACCGTCACGTAGCGGTAGCGGGGCGTGGTGCCGTCCCAGTTGTCGTTGTCGGCCGCCTTGATGCGCACCTGCCCGGACGAGCCGTTGACGGTGATGGTGCATAAAAGCGCGTAGCCGCTGTGGATGTAGGAGCCGGAGGAGCCAAGCGCCGCCGCAATGGTAAAGTTGTAGGTCATCTGGCTGTTGTTCGGCCGGCTTTTGGAATAGGTGATGGTGTATTTGACCGTTGGGCCGCTGCCCGCGCTTAGTACAACGCCATTGATATCCGCCATTTTAAATCACCCCATTTCATTCATAGACCGCCGTAATCAGCGAATTGACCGTGCCGCACAGGGCAGTGTCCAGCCTTTTGTCCGTCAGATGCTGCGTGGCGATATATACCGCGCCGGCAGGAATCTGAACATCCGCCAGAACCAAATCATAAAGATTGTCGTTTCGGGTAATGTCCGGCGCGGAGGGAGAAGCCGCCGCCGTTCCCGTCAGCACCGCCGCGGAAATCTGGCGCGCCACCGCGTCCCAGCGGATCACCGCCCGGTCGATGCGGGGGCTTACTCCATCCGCCGCCGCAAGCGTCAGGTTCAGTGTTTCGGTATTTTCATAAACATAGCCGTTGATCCACGCGCTCCCGGCGAGGACATTCACCGACAGCCCGCCGCCCGGCGTCACGCGCAGATTGTCTGAATTACTGTAGAAGATGCCGTTGGACACCAGCTTTGCAAAATATCCCGCGAAGTCGGCGGCATCGTACATCCGGTCGCCGCTCGTGCTGTTAAAAAACCCGCTTTTCTCCATTTACATCGCCCCTTTCAGTTTTTGTGATAGCGTGAGCACGCCCTTGCCGAACGTGATGTCCAGACTCTGCCCGGTGCCGTCATAGCTCTCCTCAATCTCCGTAATGCGGGCGGTAAGCGTCACGCCCCATTTTTTTGAAACCACCTTCACGGTCTGTCCGAGGTCAAAATCCGTGCCGTAGGTCAGATTGCCGTGGGGATTGACGGACGCGTCGAAGGACTGCGCCATTGCAAGCTCGCTCAGCCTGCTCTGCCCCTGAAAGAGCAGGGCGGCGGTGTATTCGTCCCCGAAATCCTCAGAGCGCAGCGCTTTGGCGTCCACAAATACCTCCCGGCGCTCGGCACCCTCGCTTTCCCCGTACACGGCAAAGACACGCTCCACGCCTTCGCCCTCGCCGCCGATCAGCGCCACGTTGGCATAGTCCGAGGCGCTTTTCGTGAAGGTCTGGGACGTGAGGTTCTCATACTCCCACGAGAATACCGCCTGCGACGCGGCGCCTTTGTACAGCTGAATCGTTAACATGCGGGATTCTGGACTGAACACCGCCTTGATGCCCGCGTCCGCCGCCTCGCATAAGCCGGTCGCCGCGTCCATGAGGTTTTTGTAGGAAATCTGCGTGCTGACCGGGTCCGAAAGCCCGCCGCCGTCATAGGCGATGAAGTCCATCCGCCGGTCGGGGTTGCCCGGGCTGATGAGGTGGTTATTGATTAACTGCCCCGCGCAGTCGGCAAGCGTGCCGTTTAAAATTTCCGTGTCCCATACGATGCGCCGGGCAAGGTAGGAAACGGCAAACCGCCCGCCGACGGTGATGAGCTCCTTTTCGTCCTGTGAGATTTCCGCATATTCAATGATGCCGGCTTCCTCACCGCCGCTTTTCCAAAGAAGATTTCCCAGCGTCAGCAGAGCGAGGTTTTCTGCCGTGGCGATGGCCTTGAGCTCAAAGCTCCCGCACCGGGAATACCGCCTTGTCCAGCGCAGATATTCAAAGGACTCCACCACGCCGGCAGGGCGGCGGTTCGCGTCAAAAACATACAGTTCCATAAAATCACACCCCTAAATACTGCGGGCGGTAGTACAGGCTGACCTCCAGCAGTTCCTTGCCAGCCGCCGCGTCGTAGCGGAGAGTGGTCGTGCCGGGAGAAAGCTGAAGAAAAGTCGAGCCGGTGTCCAGCAGGCTGAACACGCTGACTTCCCCGCCGCTCTGCACCCGCACCACCCGCTTGCCCGCGAAATGGGTGTAGACGCGGATTTCCTCGCCGGCGGTCAGGACGGCGTTCAGGCGGACAAATTCGCCGGTGGTGACATCCATCAGTTCGGGGCTTTCCACTTCACCCAGCGCGCGGAACACGATTCGGCACCCGCAGGACACGTCCCCGGGATTTTCCACCGTGATAATCTGGCTGGGCTGTCGGGAACCGAATTTGATGCCGCCGTCGGGGATTTCCAGTACAAAATGAAACAGCGGCGTCCAGCGCGCAAGCTCCGCGCGGACTTCCGCAAGCGCCTCGAAAAAGGGCGAGGGACACAGCAGGCTCACAAAAAAGCCCGGCGCGCGCTCCCTTCCGGAGGCGGTGAACCCGGCTTCCTCCACCACGCAGGCAATCTGCCGGTTCCGGTAGGTCAGCGTGCCCTGCTGCTTGGGCGTGAATATCTTCAAAAACTGCCTGCGGTACTCGTAGGCTGTGTTCGGCGTTCCCGCCACAATCGTGCCCTCCAGCGTGATATTCCGCATATCCAGTGCGGAGGAGATGAAAAAAGCGCCGTCCTGCTGCGGCGCTTGGAATGTATTGACGGTCTGGCGGACACTCCCCGCGCCGTCAAGCTTCGTCAGAAAGAACGGCTTTGCCTGCCGCAGCGTCAGTTTATCTCCCGATTCGTTGGTATAGGTCAGTTCCATGCCATTCCTCCTCTTAAAACTCCAGCGCCAGCTTGCGCGAGAGGTTCTTAAATTCCCGGGCCAGTTCCTTTTCGGACAGCGCCTTGGGAGTAACCACCGAGATGTTCTGGGTAATGCTTGTGCCCGCGGAAACCGCCCGCCCGGACGCGCCGACGCTTACGGAGAAGCTGGTGGGGATGGCATTCTGCATCTCACGCGACACGGAAGCCATGGCATCCTCGAACCCCACGCCGATGCCTTCGCCCATGTTCCGGCCAAGCCCGGCGAACAGCGTCGAGGGCGAATGGATGCCGAAAAAGTCCTTGATGCGGTTCACGATGCCGCCGAAAAAGCCGCTGATTTTGTTCCACAGCCACGCGCCCGCATCCGAAATACCCTGCCACAAGCCCTTGATGAGATTTCCGCCCACCTGCGCCATCTGCCCGATGTACCCGGTGAACGCCCGGACAATCCCCGCCACAATCTGCGGCACCGCCTTGACGATTTCCACAATGATGGACGGCAGATTGGCAATCAGCGAAACCAGAAGCTTGACGCCCGCCGTGATGATTTTCCCGGTGCTGCCGGCGAAGGCGCTCGATAGGGCGGCGACAATCTGCGGAATGGCGGAGACCACCGTCGTGATGATGAGCGGCAGGTTCTGAATCAGCGCGATGAGCAGCTTGACGCCCGCTTCCACAATGAGGGGGATGGAAAGAATCAGCGCGTTTACAAGACCGTCCACAATCTGCGGAATCGCCGCCGTCACCGCTTCGATAATCTGCGGCAAAGCGGCCACCAGCGAGGTCAGAAGCTGAATGCCGGCTTCGATGATCTGCGGAATCGAGCCGGCCAGAAAATTCACCAGCGCGGTGATGATGGCGGGCAATGCCGCCACCAGCTGGGGAATGGCATCGAGCAGTCCCTGTGCCAGACCGAGGATGAGCTGCAGCGCCGCTTCCAGCAGCATCGGCAGATTGTCAATCAGCCCCTGCACAATGGTGGTCACGGCGTTTACCGCCGCGGGGATCAGTTCCGGCAGAGCCGAGCCGATGCCTTCCACCAGAGCAGTCACCAGCTGCACCGCCGCATCAATGAGGAGCGGCAGACTGTCGATGAGAGCGGATACGATGGTCATGACTGCGTCCACCGCCGCAGGAATCAGCTGGGGCAGAAGCGTCAGAAGCGTGTCGAGCACCTGTGTGAACAGGCTGACCACGGTAGACAGCAGCGTGGGGAGCAGTTCCCCGACCGCCTGCAAAATCCCGTCCAGAGCGGCCGGCAGAGCGGCGACGATGTTCTCAATCACCGGCGTAATGTTCTTGACCACATTCTGAAAGGCTTCCACCACATTGCCGATCAGCAGCTGAATATCCGCGTCCGCGTCGCCCAGCCCCGCCGTCAGGTTTCCGATGGCCGACTGCATCCCGGCGATGGACCCGCTGATGGTTTCTGTCGCTTCCTTGGCGGTCGTGCCCGTAATGCTCATTTCCGTCTGAATGACATGGATGGCCGCGTACACGTCGTTCAGATTGCTGATGTCGTACTTCTGCCCGGAGAGCTTTTCGGCGTCGGCCAGCAGGCGCTCCATCTCGGTTTTTGTGCCGCCGTAGCCGAGCTTGAGATTGTCGAGCATCGTGTAGTTCTGCTTGGCAAAGCCCTGATAGGCGTCTTGAATAGAGGAAATGCTTGTACCCATTTTGTTGGCGTTGTCCGCCATGTCGGTAATCGCCGTGTCCGCCGCCTTGGCCGCCTTGGCGGTGTCGCCGCCGAGGGACTGAATGAGGCTGGCCGAAAAGCTGGTGACCGTCTCCATGTACTCATTGGCGGACATGCCGGCGGTCTTAAAAGCGTTGGCGGCATAGCCCTGGACGGCCGCACTGGAATCCTTGAACAGCGTGTCCACGCCGCCCACCAGCTGCTCGTAGTCCGCATAAGCGGAAATGACTTCCTTGCCGAGCTTGACGGCGGCGGCACCGGCGGCGACCACGACCGCTCCCATCGCCACGCCGACGCCCTTGAGAACGCCGCCCAGCTTTTCAAATTTGGAGCCGGACTTTTCCGCCTCGTCGCCGCTTTCCTTGAGTTCATTTCCCAAATTGTCCGCGCCCTCGGTGGATTCTGACAGCTCGCGCTCCATGCCGTTGAGCTCCGCCTGCGCTTTGTTCAGCTGAATCTGCCAGTTCTGGGTACGGCGGTCATTTTCGCCGAAGGAGTCGGAGGCGTTTTGCAAAGCGGCGCGCAGGGTTTCAATTTTTGCCTTCTGGGCGTCGATCTGCTTGTTGAGAACTTCATTCCGGGCGGCGGCCGCCTGCACGGATTTGTCCTGCCTGTCAAACTGGCTGGTGACAAGCGTCATTTCAGAGCCGAGGACTTTGAAACTTTGGTTGATATCCGAGAGTGCTTTTTTAAACTCCTTTTCGCCCTCCACGCCGATTTTCAGGCCGAAATCGGAACTGGACATGGCAATCACCTCCCTTCAAATCCCCGGCGGGATGATATCGTCAATGGAAAAGGTCTGCTTCGGCTTTTCCATGCCGAGAAACTGCTTGTGACACGCCCATAAATCCAGAAACAGCCCGATGGGCATCAGCCAGAATTCCTCCGCGCTTATGCCCATCTGCACCGTTCCGTAATAGAGCAGGCGCGTGAACACTTCCTCCGTGCTCACGCGCCCTGTGTGTTTTTTGTGCCGTTTTCGCTTTCGCTTTCCACATTCCGCGCCGTACCCTTGAACATCGCTTTGGTGATGGCGTGTTTGTACGCCGCCAGATCCAGCGGCGAGGTCAGCAGTTCCACGTCCTCCTCGGTGAGCAGTTCCTGCGGCGCGTCCTTGTTTTTGAGGTTGTGAATCAAAATGGACTGATTCGCCAGCAGGGTAAGAAGCCAAATGATCTCATCCAGCGCCATCTCGAAGTTCTCGGACTTCATCAGCTTTTCGCCGAGGTTCTCCAGCCCGCCGTAGCGGCGCGCGATTTCCTTGGTGGCGCGGGTGGTGAGAATGAGCTCATACTCTTTTCCGCCGATTTTGATTACGGCGGCTTGTTCGTTTTCCATGCGTCAGCCCTCCTTATTCGCCTGCCGGCGCTTCGGTGTAGGTGGGTTCGTACACCTGCCCGAACCAACCGGAGATGGTTTCAGTCGTAACGCCGGAAGCGCCCTCGGAAACCTCCGCCTTCCACGGATGCGTTCCCTTGGCGTCCGGTTTGTTGCGGCGCATGACCGTGCCTTCAATGCTGGGCGTTTGAAAGGTGATGGAATCGCCTTTAGTCTGCAGGTTAGTCGCCGGAATGCCGAAAATGACACGGTACAGCCAGAAATACCGGTACTTGCCGTTTGCCCGCAGGGCGCGGAAACCGATGGCCACCGGCGGGGCGATGTTTTCGCCGGCGGAGATGAGCACGCCGTTGTCGTCCGCCAAAGCACCGGTGAGATTCTGTGCGGCTGTGATGCCGATATCGTCCACACCCAGCGTCAGCTTGCCGGATTTGAAGTCCTTGACCACCTCCGACGCGCCGTCGTCAGCGTAAAGCGTCGCTTCGGCAAGTTCCACGGACAATTCCGCCGAGATGGCCTTTGCGAGAATTTCCGGGGTGTCGTAGGTTTCCTCGCCGTCCTCGGCTTCGGTGATTTTTGCGTAATAGAGCTTATCCATTCCAATGGTAGCCATATATTATTCCTCCGTTTCATAAGACTGTGCGATGTCAATCGCCCAGTGGTGGTAGCCGGTATCGTCCTCATGTCCGACATAGGTGCGTGCCGTGATGGTAAAGCCAGCACGAAGCAGAGCACCGGTAATCTGACGTTTGTGCTGAAGGTAATTGCCCTTGGAAAAGAACGAAATCCGCACCTCCGACACATCCATCAGCGGCGCGTTGTCGCCGAACAGGGCGAAATCGTCGGTCAGCGGCGTCAGCACCAGATATTCGTCGGGCGGAACGCCGGAAAAAACGCCCGTCTCCACAGGGAGAATGGGCGTGAGAAGCGTATTGAGTTCCGAAAGTACGCTCATATTTTCCGCACCTCCTCGTCCAGCTTTGATTTCATCGTTTCAACGCAGGCCTTGCGGCTCTGGGTTTTCGCCGGCTTGAGAAAGGGCTTGGGCGGCTGACCGGATTTTCCGTACTCCAGAATATTAGCGATTTTTGCGTTACTGTCACCGTCTGAGCGAGGCTCGGCAAAGCCGACCTTGATGTCCCAGCCCGAGCCGTCCCGCTTGGGCTTAGCGGGCGAAAGCCCCAGCGCACTTTCCAATTCGCCGGTGGAGCGGCTTGGAATTTTCGTGCCTTTGCCGATGACGGCGGAAAGGTTGGACTTCACCCGCTCCAGCACCACCTGCCCGCCGGCTTCGAGAACCTTCGGCAGAATTTCGTCCGTCTTTTCATTCAGCCGGGAAACTTTCAAAAGAAAGTCCTCCGGCATCTTCATTTCCATTCGTGCCATATCAATTCACACTCCCTTCCACCAGTTCGCACAGGCACTCCACATACATCCCGCGCCCGCGCACGTCCTCCGCACTGATAATCCGATAGCGCTTCTCCTTGCAGACGATGAAATGTGCCGGACTGACTTCGACGCCGGGGATTTTACGGAAGCGGAACAGCACGGACGCTTCGGAAAAGACCGCCATGTTTGCCCAGCGTTCCGAGCCGTTGCGCTCCTCTTTGTAGGCGCGAACCGAGGCAAGGAGCGTGTCGCCTTGGGTAACGAAGCCGTCCTCGTCCTTGACCGGCGCGTTGGAGATGATGTCGATGAAACTGTTCATTTTTCCGAAAGACATACTCAAACCTTCCAATCCCGATCAAGCCGCAGCAGCAGGTTGACCGTTTCCCAGACCTGCCGACCCGCTTGCACGGAATCGGCAAAAAAGCCGCCCGTGGAACCATCGCGGCTTTCATAGAAATGCGATGCCAGCATGATGACCGCCTGTTCTGTGGTTGCCGGCATCGTATTTTCTGTGTAATAGCCCTCTGGAATGTGCTGATAGCTTTCGGCATAACGGACGGCGGCGGTGATGTACATCTGCAGAAGCTCGTCGTCTTGTGTATGCGATAGAATCAGATTGGCTTTGACTTTTTCAAGCAGGATGTCCATTCCCGCCGCCTCCTTTCGTTCTAACACTTACGAGCCCATTTGCAGAAGCTGAATGCCCTCGGCGAGAATGACCTTGCCGTCCACACGCTCGGCGGCGATGAAGCCCACCTGTCCGTTTCCGGCGTAGAGTTCGTTCAGGCGCTGCACCGTGCGGCCCATGCGGTCGGCAATCCAGTAGTTGGAGAAATCCCCGAATGCAATGGGCAGAGCGCCCGCCTCCGCCGCCGGCACATACGGACTGGTGTAGAGCGGATAGCCCAGCAGCCGGTCCGGCTGACCTGCCTGCACGGAGGGCTGCCAGAGGTACGCGCCGTTGGAATCCTTCAGCTTGCGCAGGGCGGATACGGTGATGTCCTTCATGAGAAACACTGCGTTTCTCCGATAGGGGCTTTTGAGTGCGTAAATCAGGTCGATGAGATTGTCCACGGTGATGGCCGTCGGGGAGCTTGCCGTCACGCCTACCGTGCCGCCGCTTGCGGTGAAAATGCCCGTGGGCTGACCGGTTCCGGTTCCGACGCAGAAGGCTTCTTCCTCGGCAATGCCAAAGGCTCTGGCAAACTCCCGCGCGATGTAGCTCTCCAAATCGAACATACTGTCCTGAAGCAGCTCCACGGAAACCTTGACAAGGTCGGTCAGCTTGAAAGCGTCAATGGTTTTCTGCGCAAATGCGGGGTCGCTCTCGGTGTAGGCGGCGTTTTCCGCCGTCCACTGGGCGGTGGAATGGGTGGCGGCAATGGGAATTTTACGCTCCGCCGACGTGTTGATAGTCTTGGCAAGGGAGCGGATGATGTTCGCCTCCTCCAGACCGGTCACAATCTGGGTTTCAAATTCCGTCGGAACCAGATAGCCGCCGTCGGTGTCGGGGGACGTGCTCAGCACGTTGTTGACGGGCGCTCTGCCGCGCAGAATGTTGAGAAAATCCGCGCGGTATTCGGCGGTTGCGCGGGGAGAAACGGGTTTTGCGCCCTGTGCGCCGGGCTTTTCGGTCAGCGGTGCGCTGGTGGGACGGCTCATTTCCGCATCCCGCGCCACGCGGTCCTCCTCAATGGCAATCTGCCGCGCCATGGCGTCCACATCGGCGAGCATCTTGTCGTAGGTGGCGTTGTCTTCGGCAGAGAGCACGCCATCCTTGGCGCGTGCGTCCAGGAACGCCTTTGCCGCGTCCCATGCCTTTGCGCGCTTTTCGCGCAGTTCAAGTACCTTTTTCATAATCCAATACCTCCGTTACATGTATTTACGGGCCTGCAGCTTCTGCATAGCCTCGGTGATGGAAACGCCCTCGGTGCAAGCATCTTCGCTGTTTGTACCATGGACGTTCTCCGGCTTCTTTTCCGCTTTCGAAGCGGATTTCGGGATGAGCTTGTTCATAAGCGAGTTGGTAACCGCCCTGCGGGAAAAAGCAAAAACGACATCCTCGGTGCGGCCGCGTTTTGCGTCCTCGAGAATGCCGTCCGCAAAGCCCAGCTCAATGGCTTTGTTGGCGTTCATATAGGTTTCGCCGTCCATGAGATGCGAGATTTTCGCCCGCGACTGTCCGGTCTTGATTTCGTAGGCGTTGATGATGCTTTCCTTGACCTCGGAGAGCATATCGATTGCCTTCTGCATTTCCTCGGTGTCGCCGATGGCAATAGTCAGCGGATTGTGAATCATCATAAGCGCCGTGGGCGCCATCAGCACCTGCGTTCCCGCCATCGCAATCACGCTTGCCGCGGAAGCCGCGATGCCGTCGATTTTGACCGTGACCTCGTGCGGATAATCCATCAGCATGGTGTAAATCTGGCTTGCCGCCACGCAGTCGCCGCCGGGAGAGTTAATCCATACCACAATATCGCCGCCGCCGGCCATCAGCTCATCCTTGAACATTCTGGGTGTGATTTCATCACCCCACCAGCTTTCATCCGCAATCGTGCCGTCGAGGTAAAGGGTGCGCACACCCGTGCTTTCATCGTTGTCCCAATTCCAAAAATGCGTTTTATCGCGTGCCCGGACGGGACTTCGTTTGGTTTTGTCCATCTGTGGGTTCCTCCGTTTCTGTTGTAGTAGGCGTTTCAGCCGTATTTGCAAATGCCCCGGCGTCCTGCAGCTTGGTCATTGCGCCGTTGATGAGATACAAATCGCCGCCAAGCTCGGCGGGAATACGGTCAAGGTTCTCCAGCTCCCGGATGTCATTGGCACTCATCCATCCGTTCTGCCGCGCGGTCGCGTAGCCCGTCATGCGGCTGGCGTAGTCGCCGCGGAGCAGCCCGTCCACATTGAATTTTGTAAACACCGTGCGCTTTTCGCTGTCGAGCAGAAGCGACTTGTTCATCGCCTGCTCCCAGCGAATCACCCATGGGTCCAGCGTATACTTTACAAACTCCAGCGATTGTTGCTCAATATTGGAAAAGCTCGACTTTTCGAGGTCTGCCAGCATATGCGGCGGCACCCGGAAAATTCGAGCGATTTCATTGATTTGGAACTTGCGTGTCTCCAAAAACTGCGCCTGTTCGGGAGAGATGGCGATGGGCGTGTACTTGAGTCCTTCCTCCAGCACGGCGATTTTGTTGCTGTTCGCCGAACCGCCAAAGGTGGACTGCCAGCTTTGCCGGATGCGCTCCGGGTCTTTGATGGTGCCGGGATGCTCCAGAACGCCGGAGGGCGCCGCGCCGTTGGCGAAAAACTTCGCGCCGTATTCCTCCGCCGCCATTGCCAAGCCCACGGCGTTTTTCGCCATCGCAATCGGTGAATAGCCCACCAGACCGTCGTACCCAAGCCCCAGCACATGGAGAATGTCCGTCGGAGCGAATACAATATCTGCTTGCTTTGCCTTTCCGACCTCCGGCGCTTCGTCGCTGCTTTTATAGTAACGGTAGAACAGCCGCCCCTGTGAATCTCTGTCCACCGTAACCCTGTCCGGCATGAGCGGGTAGAGCGCCACAACCTCGCCGCGCGCGTTTCGGATAATCTGCGCGTAGGCGTTCCCCGTCAGCAGCAGGTGGTTCATCATGGTTTCCCGAAACACAAAGCTCGTCATTTCAGGATTTGGCTCGTCATGCAGAACCCGCCACAGCGGATGGTCGAGGTATTTCTCCTTGCTGCCGTCTGTTCCGTATTTGTAAACGAACAGTGGCAGGCCCGCGATTGCCTCGGACAGAATGCGGACGCAGGAGTAAACTGCCGTCATCTGCATGGCGGTTCTTTCGTTGACGACCTTGCCCGATGTCGTGCCGCCCCACAAAAAGCTGCTGCCGCCGAGGTTTTTTGCGGCAGGGTTGTGCGGCTTATCGCGGGCTTTAAAAATGCTTTGTAGTATGCCCATAGGCTGTGCCTCCTTACCAAATGAGCAAGCCGCGCTTGTCGTAAACGCTCTCGCCCGTATCATTTCCGCAGCGAATGGCACGGTCAAGTGCCATAATCGTAGCAACCGCACCGTCGATCTTTTCGGTTGACTTTTCCTTATCCGCCTTGATGTTGCCGGCAGGGTCGGTGCGGATGAAGATGTTGTCCATATTCCATCTGAGAACAGGATGCCCGCCGTGGGCGATTTTTTCTTCCAATGTCAGCTTCATCAGCTCCTTGGTGGGCGGACTCATATCCTTAAAGCCCTGTCCGAATGGAACGACCGTAAAGCCCATGCCCTCAAGGTTCTGCACCATTTGCACAGCGCCCCATCGGTCGAAAGCAATCTCGCGGATGTTGTATTTTTCTCCAAGCTGCTCGATGAATTTCTCGATGTACCCGTAATGCACGACATTGCCCTCGGTGGTTTGAAGAAAGCCCTGCCTCTGCCAGAGGTCATAATTCACATGATCACGCTTCACGCGCAGCTCGATGTTGTCCTCCGGTATCCAGAAGTACGGGAGAACGCTGTATTTATCCTCTTCATCCAGCGGCGGGAAAACCAGAACAAAAGCCGTAATGTCGGTTGAGGACGAAAGGTCAAGCCCGCCGTAGCAGACGCGGCCTTCCAGCGCTTTTTCGTTTACCGGAAACGCGCAGGCATCCCACTTGTCCATCGGCATCCAGCGCACCGACTGTTTGACCCATTGATTGAGACGCAGCTGTCGGAAGCTGTTCTCCTCGGCGGGATTCTGCCTTGCCGATTCAAATGCCGCCTTGACCTTATCCATGCCGACCGTAATGCCAAGCGACGGATTTGCTTTTCGCCATACCTTCGGGTCCGTCCAATCGTCCTCCTGCGCCGCGCCGTAAATGATGGGATAGAAGGTCGGGTCGTGCTTTCTGCCGTCAATAATATCAAGCGCCTTTTGATGCACCTCCCAGCAAATGCTGTTCTGGTTATCGCCGGCGGTGGTGATTAAAAAATACAGCGGCTGCATTCTGGCATCACCGCTGCCCTTGGTCATCACGTCATAGAGCTTTCTGTTCGGCTGGGTGTGCAGCTCGTCGAACACCACGCCATGGGTATTAAAACCGTGCTTGTTTCCAACATCGGCGGACAGCACCTGATAAATACTGCCGGTGGGCTGATAGATGAGCCGCTTGGTCGCGTCCAGTATTTTCACCCGCTTGGAGAGTGCCGGACACATTCGCACCATATCCGCAGCGACATTGAAAACAATAGAGGCCTGATTGCGGTCAGCGGCACAGCCGTACACCTCGGCGCGTTCCTCGCCGTCACCACAGGTGAGCAGCAGCGCGATTGCTGCCGCAAGCTCACTTTTTCCCATTTTCTTTGGAATTTCCACATAGGCGGTGTTGAACTGCCGGTAGCCGTTGGGCTTGAGCGTGCCGAAAATATCCCGCACAATCTGCTCCTGCCAGTCAATAAGCTCAAATGGCTTTCCTGCCCATGTGCCTTTGGTGTGGCAGAGCGCTTCAATAAACGCCACGGCGTAGTCGGCGGCCGCCTTGTCATAGGTCGAATCCTGTGCCTTAAAGCGCGTTTGCTTGTATTTTTTCAGTTTTCGCAAGAGCTGCCACCTCCTTCCGGACATAAAAATAGACCGCCATCGGCAGTCCTTCAAAATCTATCTGTACGAGATACAGCCCCATGAAGGGCTGACCTCGGCTGTGTTTTTTCGATGGTTTAGAATTTTTCGATGCGGACGTTGTCGTCGGCGTCGAAAATGACCTTGTAGCGGGTTTCCGTTCCGTCGGCTTTCTTGGAAATCAAGCGGATGCCGCCTTCAAAGGCGCGGTAGGCCCGGTCGAATTTCTCGCCCTGCGGCAGTTGGCTCTTGGCCTGTTTGAGTTGCTTCTCCGTCATGGTCGTGTCCTCCTGTAAGTTCGTATTTCCCTTGCGGCAGGTACATATTCGCTCTAAAAGCACAGAATAGCAAGGTCTATTTCGGGCATATACTACACGATTTTTCCGCTTGTGTATGCCCTCGCAATTGTGTAGGTTACAGCCGTTGTTCCTCTCCGGTGAGGATGAAGTGCGCGTATTCTCGGCGGTGTTCTTCCAGATAGGTCACCAGTTCGTAGAACTCCATGTCATACGCAATGCGCTGAACTGCATGGATATCGAACATATTCGTGCGTCCGGTGTCACGCACGGCGAGAATTTGCTTCTTGACTGTTTCACTCATCATCGCTCACCACCCTGCAGACGTCCGCGCCGTAAGCCACCGACAGGCCACAGCCGTTGTCCCATGCAACCATCACACTGCCAATGTCGTCCACGCCGCGCACGGTGCCCTTTGTGCCGACCGGAGGCGCCTGCGGGTCGTCCATTTTGACAAGCTCCACACGGCTGCCGACCGGATACTGCCTGCGGATACGCTCCACAATTTCTCTGGGCGGAAAATTATTGCTCATTCTCTGTTTCCTCCTTGTCCTGCAGGCTCATCACATCGTCATAAAGGTCAGCGTCTGCATTGATGTGTTTGACCATCTCCTGCACCTTCGGATGGCCGCTTTTGAACGCGCCGCTGCCGGTGAGGTTCTTGAGCAGGATTTTCCGTGCCGCTTTGTACTCCTCACCGATGAAGCCGAGCCGAAGCAGGAAGCAGCGGAATGCGTATTTGTCGTTCTCGGTTTCCTTTTCCTTGGCGATTACGCGCTTCTGCGTTTTCGCCATGGCGATGAGTTTGCTTGTAAAGTGGGCGTAGGCGCTGATTTCCTCCGGTGTCGGGCTGCCCTCAAACCACGGGAAGCTGACCTTCTCATCGTCCGCCTCAATCGGCAGCGCATCGACCGCCAGTGCCTTTTTAATGAGCGTCTCCTTGCTTGCCACCAGCAGACGCAGGTTTTCAAGCGCCGCGTCGGTAATGTCCTCCCGCGGATAGGAAAGAATAAGGGAATCAACAGCCTCCTCGGTTTCCAATTCAAAGCCCAACTCATACAGATACTGGGTGAGTTTTTCAATTTTCTCGCTGTCGGCGCTCACCGCGCGTTGCGGATTGCGGTCGTCGAAGCTGACGGTGCCGTTTTTGTCGATGGTGAGGTAACCCACCTTGTAGGCGAAGGTCGGAGCGCCCTTGTACGTTGCCGCGCATGCCATAAACTCCGCAATTGCCGTAACCAGCCGTTTGCGGTCGTTGCCCGTGACATTGTACTTCATTTCCATTCTCCGTCCCTCCATCCCATGAAAAACAATACCGCGTCGGAAAACCCGGCACGGTAGTAGAAGTTCATCGTCTCGCCGTCCACCAGAGAGTAGGCGTTTTCCCATTCGAGGTACGCCTGACGCTGCTCAGGGGTCAGCGAGCTTTTCAGTTTTTCGGTGCAGCGCTCAAACTGCTGATAGGCTGCCTGCAAGCCATCGTTGCCGCGTGCTCCGCAGTCGTCGATGCGCCGCTGGAGGAATTCGTCGAGCGCTTTTTTCAAGTCGTTTTCGTGCATTTCCTGTACCACCTTTCCATTTGGTAGGTACATATATGCCTCTTAACGCCTGAAATAGCAAGGGTTATTTGAGAGAAAAATGATATTCTCCGGTATGCACAAATCGCCGAAATTTGTCTCGGCGGGAAGTGTGGGGATTATGTTTTGGCGAGAAATACCCAGCGTCATATGTCGGCAACTGCGCGAGCTTTGCAAAGCGGTGTCACTTGTACCCCAACATCAGAAATTACTATTCTCACGCGCAGTTATCTCCGCATAGGCATACGTCAGCCCGTCGCGCTGTACGGAAACCTTGTCTGCCGAGCCGACCTGCTCGATATAGCGTTTCACGATCACGTCGCAGAACTTTTCATCAAGCTCAATGGTGTAACAGCTGCGCTCTGTCTGCTCACAGGCGATGAGGGTACTGCCGGAGCCGCCGAAGGGGTCAAGCACCAGCGTATTGCTCATGCTGGAATTCATAATCGGGTATGCCAGCAGCGGGATTGGCTTCATGGTCGGATGGTCGCCGTTCTTCTTGGGCTTGTCAAACTCCCAGATAGTCGTTTCCTTGCGTCCGGTGTACCACTGGTGCTTGCCTTTTTTCTTCCAGCCGAACAGCACCGGCTCGTGCTGCCACTGATAGGGCGAGCGCCCCAGAACCAGCGACTGCTTTTTCCAGATGCAGCAGCCGGACAAAAAGAAACCGGCATCCGCAAAGGCTCTCCTGAAATTCAGCCCCTCGGTGTCGGAATGAAAAATATAGATACTGGCGTCGTCTGCCATAACCGCTTCGATGTTCTGAAACGCCGCCAGCAGGAACTTGTAAAATGCGTCGTTTGCCATATTGTCATTTTTGATTTTTCCGGCGCTGCCCTCGTAATTGACGTTGTATGGCGGGTCCGTAATGACGAGATTTGCTTTTGCGCCGGCCATCAGCATCTCGAAAGTGTCCGATTGGGTGCTGTCGCCGCAGACCAGCCGGTGCCGTCCCAGCGTCCAAGCATCGCCGAGCTTGGTGATAACCGGCTCCTTGAGCGCTGCTTCCACATCGAAATCATCATCGTGGATTTTGTCCCTGACCTTATCCTTGAACAGATCGTCCAGCTCGGCAGGCTCAAAGCCGGTGAGAGATACATCAAAATCAGCCCCCTGCAAATCCGCAATGAGCAGCGCCAGCTTGTCCTTGTCCCACTCGCCGGAAATCTTGTTGAGCGCGATGTTGAGTGCTTTTTCCTTTTCCTCCGGCAGATCAACCACCACACAGTCTACTTCTGGAATGCCCATATCAATGAGCACCTTCAGACGCTGGTGACCGCCAACGACGCGTCCGGTGGCCTTGTTCCAGATGAGCGGCTCGACATAACCGAACTGCTCAATGGAGCGCTTTAGCTTGTCATATTCGGGATCGCCGGGTTTCAAATCCTTACGGGGATTGTAATCGGCGGGAATGAGCTGCTCCACGGGTATTTTTCGTATATCCATAATCATTTCTCCTGTTTCACGGCGGTTTTGCCGGTGAAATTTTCCCAGCGCTTGATCATGACATCGCAATAGTGCGCGTCCAGCTCCATGATGTAGCAGGTGCGGTCAAGCTGTTCGCAGGCGATGAGCGTCGTGCCCGCGCCGCCAAAGGGTTCGACCACAACGTCATTTTCATCGGTAAAGGCAACGATGTATTCCGACGGCAGCGCCACGGGGAAGGTGGCGGGGTGCTCGGCGCGAATCTTGCCTTTTTCACTGAGCTGCTTCGTGACCGACTCAAGACTGGTCTGCTCCGGCAGCTCCAGCAAGCTTTCCATCTTCTTGAATGCGCCGGTTTCATTGCCGCGCCGCGCAATCCGAAAGGAGCCGTCCGCCTGACGGATTTTGTTGTAGCGCCCGCCGGAGTAAATGCTGGCTTCCTTCTTGCGCCACGTCGGATTCACTGCCACCGGCTCTTTGCCAAAGCAGAATATCCATTCATGCCGGATGGGTATCATCGCACTTTGCTGCCCGACGCTTCCGCAGGTGAGTTTATCCCACACATTCCACGCCAGCAGCTTCAGACCGGCTTGCTTCGCCGTGTCGATGTAAACGTTCCAATAGGGATAAACCTCGCCGTCCTTGCGCTGGATTCCGAGATTGACCGCTTGCAGCGCGGCAAACGGTTCATAGCAAGGGAGAAACTGCGCAATGCTGTCCACGCTCAATTCCTTGTCGCCGTTGTAGGTTCGCATATCGCTGTAGGGCGGCGAGGTAAAGAGCAGCTTGCTTTTCTGCCCGTCCATCAGTCTGACAACATCGTCTTTATCCGTGCTGCTGCCGCAGAGCAGCCGATGCCGGCCGAGCTGCCAAATGTCGCCGGGCTGGCATACCGTCGGCTCATCCGCATTGATCTCCGGCACAATATCCTGCACGATTTCATCATCGACGCCGAGCATAAGCCCGATTTCACTGGTGTCGAAGCCGGTCAGCGTAACGTCAAAATCCTCCGCCTTCAAATCCGAGAGCAGGTTTTCGAGCTTTTTTGTATCCCACTCGCCGGAAATTTTATTCATGGCGATGTTGAGCGCCTTTTCGCGGGTGGCATCCAAGCTAACCACCACGCACTCCGCGCTTTCATAGCCAAGTACTTTCAAAACGGAGAGCCGCTGATGACCGGAAATGACCGTGAAGCCCGTCGCCTCGTTGACGACGATCAGTTCCACATAGCCGAAGCTCTCGATGGAACGCTTGAGCTTTTCAAATTCCGCATCGCCGGGACGCAGCTCCTTGCGCGGATTGTATTTTGCCGGATTCAGCTCCGACAGCTTTAGGCTTCGTATATCCACGTCATTTGCCCCTCCTTGCATTGAGCAAGCGCTCCATCACGTCGTCCTGCGGGTTTGCACCGCTGTACTCGCCGGTGCAGTTCTCCTTGACGATTTGAAAAATCTCGTACCACAGCCGGTTGGTCTGATTCATGTAATTCTGACCCATCGCCACA